AATGGGAAGAAGTAAATCCAACAATTATAACTGGTTGGAATATTGATGCATTTGATGTTCCATATACGTATCATAGAATGATAAACATTCTTGGAGAAGATCAAGCAAACCATTTGAGTCCAATAAGAAAAGTTCAGTATAATAAAACTCGTAACTGTTATTTTATTGCTGGTGTCTCAAGTCTTGATTATTATAGTCTCTATAGAAAATTTACATTTTCTAGCAGATCATCATATACATTAGATTTTATTTCAAAGTATGAACTTGGTGAAGGTAAACTTGAAAACCCCTTTAAAAATCTTAATGAATTTAGAGAAAAAGATATTAATGGCTTTATTGAATATAACCTTACTGATACTAAACTTGTATATAAAATAGATAAAAAATTAAATTTCATAGAACTTGTTCGTGGTATTTGTCATAAAGGGCATGTGCCGTATGAATCAATATATTATTCAAGCCGTTGGATTGAAGGTGCTATGTTGATTTATTTAAAAAAGTTAAATCTTATCGCACCAAATAAAAACCCAAAAAATAAAGATTTAATGCATGGTGTTGATTCATATTCTGGTGGTTATGTAAAAGAACCAATATTAGGAAAACATGAATGGTTATTTGATTTAGATTTTACGTCTCTTTATCCGTCAATTGTTAGGACGTTAAATATATCACCTGAAACTAAAGTTGGTAAAATTGAAAATTGGGATGCTGAAGAATTTCTGAAGAATAAAGAAATTGATTATAACGGTTGGATAGAGGATGACAAAGGATTAATCAAAGGAAACCAACTTGCTAAAATATTAAAAAATCGCGACTATGCTATTTCTGCTAATGGTGTTATGTATAGAAAAGACAAGAAAGGAATTATTCCTCAAATATTAGAAGAATGGATAAAGGACAAGGATAATTATGATAAATTGATGAAACAGTATGGAAATAAGGGCGACAAAGAAAAATCAAACCATTATAAACAACGTAGAACCATTGTTAAAACAATGTTAAATTCTGTTTATGGTGTATTGGGTTTGCCGATTTTTAGATTTTATGATATTGATAATGCTGCTGCTGTAACAACGACTGGAGTAAAACTTATTCAATATACTGAAAAAATGGGGAACCATTATTATAATCAAATAACAAATGAAAATAAAGATTATTGTATATATATTGATACTGATTCAGTATTTTTTCCAGCTAAACCATTAGTTGAACAACAATTTCCTGATGTTGATACTAACAACGTAGACCAAATGGCTTCTGCTATATTACAAATTACTTCCCAAGTTCAAGATTTTCTCAACAATTCATTTGATATGTTCTGTGATAAATTTTTAAATATAACTGAAGGTCATAACTTTGATGTTAAACAAGAAATAATTGGTCGTAGTGGTTTATGGATAGCCAAAAAACATTATGTCATTTGGGTTATAAATGATAGTGGTGTTAAAAAAGATGAGATGTTATTTAAAGGCATGGATGTAGTTAGGTCATCTGTTCCAGAAGCGTTCAAGGGATTTTTAAAGAAGTTATTAACAAGCATATTAAAAAGTGAACCAAGAGATGATATTGACCAATATGTTGTTGATTTTAAAAATAAAATAAGAACATTGACACTTGAAGAAATTGCTAAACCAACTTCTGTAAAAAATGTTACAAAATTTAGAACAAAACGCAATGACCACAGTAAAGCATTTGGTAATTGGATTAAGGGGACTCCCGCTCACGTCAAGGCGGCTATAAGTTATAACGAATTTATAGATTATTATAATCTTGAAAAAAAGGTTGTTAAATTATCTAACGGTGAAAAACTTAAATGGGTTTATTTAAAAGACAATCCATTTGGAATTGACGGACTTGCTATACGAGGATACGATGACCCATCTCAAGTTTATGATTTTATAAACAAATATATTGATAAAAACAAGATGTTTGAACATTTACTTGAAAAGAAGATTAAAGATTTTTATGGTGCATTAAATTGGGATGTTCCATCAGCAGAAGCGAAAATAATAAATAAATTTTTTGAATTTTAATAAAGGAACAAATATGAATGATTTGGAAAAAATGGAAATTTTATTTAACGAATTTAATATTAAATTCAAACTCCTTACTGAAGATATTGATGGAAAAGGAAAGAAACATTTACTTGTGACGACATCACATCTGGGATATACAACATATTTTCAGTTTTCATTGAATGAACATAAGTTTATAAGTTGGGACACTGAAGAATAAAATATAAATTAACAAAGGGAGAACTACATTATGAAAAAAGAACAAATTACTGATTTTATTAAACGTTATCATTTAGGTGGTATTATTGAATCAGCTGCGTGGACGTTTGAGAATAAGGGAGTAACGACTAAATTTCGTTCAGCCGACAAGTCATTTATGGGTATGGTAACAAAAGAAAATTTTGGTGTTGATGAAACCTGCCAGATTGGAATTTTAACCACGACTAAATTAGTTAGATTATTAAGTATTTTAGAAGATGAGTTTACTTTTGCTTTAAATAAACAAATTGCTCACGACGAAGAAAAAATAATCTCTATTAAATTATCTGATACCTACTATGATGAAGAAAATTTTATGTTAGCTGATTTAACAGTAATTCCTAAAACCAAAGGACTTAAAGCTGAACCTGACTATGATTTGTCTATAAAAATCAACGACAAATTTATTGATAGTTTTACTAAAGCCAAAGGTGCTTTACCTGATACTAAATCGTTTGCTGTAGTTAAAAATAATAAATCTAATAAATATCAAGTTGTTATCGGCTATTCTTCAACTAATTCTGACAGCATTTATATTCCAATTGAATACGAAGAACTTGAAACAAATAATCTTAACAGACCAATTTCATTTTCGGCTGATTATTTTAAAGAAATTTTAGCAGCAAACAAAGGTGCCGAAACATTTAAATTTGTTGTTTCTGAACAAGGAATTTCTCATATTGTTGTAAAAGATAATGAGTATTCAATTGATTATTATCTTGCTGAAGTTCAAACTGATGTATAAGGAGTTGACAAATGATTAAAGATAATACGATTTGGAGTGAACATTATAGACCAACTATTCTGGATGAATATGTCGGAAATAATCATATAAAGAAAAAATTTAAACAATATATAGAACAAAACGACCCACCTCATATTCTTTTATATGGTAAAGCCGGTACTGGAAAAACTACGCTTGCTCGAATACTCACAAAAAACATTAATTGTGATGAATTATATATTAATGCAAGCGACGAAACTGGAGTTGATGTTGTACGAGTAAAAATAAAACCATTTGCTCTTAGTGTATCTATGAATGATATAAAAGTAGTAATTCTCGATGAATGTTTAGATGAAAATACAATTATTTGGGCATTAAGAAACGGAAAAGAAATTGGCATTTTTATTAAAGATGTTAATGAAAAATCTGATTTAATTAAATCATATAATATAAAAACAAATCAGATTGAATGGAGACCATTCCACTTATGGGATATTGGAGAAAAAGATGTATATGAAATAAAATTAGAAAATGGAGAGGTTGTAATATGTACTGAAAATCATAAATGGTATGTTGAAGATGAATATGGCGATATAAAGGTTGTCAAAACATCACAATTAAAAAAGTATAATTATATTTTTTCACCATTATAGTATTATTTGACTATAAAAAATCAATCTGGTTTATATTTATATATAAACAAGGAGATTTAAAATGAGTATTAAAGAATCAACTCGTAAAAAATTGCATGATGCTGCTAAACGTAATAATTTTGGAGGTAAAGTTGAAAAGGAATGTATTTGCGAGAGCTGTTGTAAAATTTTTATTGGAACACCTGCGAGTAAACGATGTAGTGAATGTAGAGAAAGTGGTTATAAATTAATTTGTATTGGTTGTGGAAATTTTTTTAAAAGTAAGTATAAAACAACTAAATACTGTAATTTTTGTTGTAAAATAGGTATATGGAATAAAAAATATGATTATTCTGAAAGAACAAAAAAGGCTATGACAACAAAAAGAAAATGGATAAACAGTGAAATTGGAAAAAATTTTTATGAATGGATAGGAAAACATAATTCAAAAAAAATGAAAGAATTTAATAAAACTAAAAAAGGAAAGGAAAACATAAAAAATAGAGCTAAAAAACAATCAAAAATTATGAAAAATAAAATTAAAAATGGAGAATTTACACCAAATATAACAAACTCTTGGACACATTGGGATGCAAATTTACTAATAAATAATGAAATTAAAAAATTTAGAAGTAGTTGGGAAGCATCCTTTTATATGAGTAACCAAAACTTGTTATATGAAACAATACGAATACCATATTTGAATATAGATAATGAAGAAAAAACATATATTGGAGATTTTTATGATGACAATAAAAAAATACTTTATGAAATAAAACCCAAGAGTGTTTACAAAAAACAAGCTAATAAAATAAGTAATGCAATAAATTGGTGTATTAAAAATGGAATTAAATTTGTTTGGATAAATGAAGATAATATATTGGAATATATAAACAAACAAGATTTTAATAAATATAATATAAAACAATATAATAAAATGTTAGTGGGAGTTATAAATGAAAATAAAAATTAAGAGTATTAGAAAATTAGAAAAAAAAAGAAAAGTATATGATTTATCTGTTCAAGGAAATCATAATTTTTTTATAACCAACAAAAAGATACTAACTCATAATTGTGATTATATGACTCCGAATTCACAAGCTGCTCTTCGCAATCTTATGCAAGGGCAGTATTCTAAACTTACTCGATTTGTTTTAACTTGTAATTATCATGAAAGAATAATTGAACCTATAGTGAGTCGATGTCAAGTTTTCGAAGTTATTCCTCCGTCACGAAAGGATGTTGCTATTCACGCAGCTAAAATTTTACAAAAGGAAAATGTTGAGTTTAATCCACAAGACATAAAAGTTTTAGTTGATTCAACGTATCCTGATATTCGACAACTTATCAACAGTTGTCAACGGAATTCTACTGAAGGAAGGCTTATCGTAGATCGAGCCGAAATAATTGATTCTGATTTTAAACTTAAATTATTAGAAACTTTAACACAAAAAGAAAAAAAAGGTATATTTAAAAGTATACGACAATTAGTTGCTGATAATCACATTTCTGATTTTACAGAGATTTATCGATTTTTATATGACAAGGTAGACGAATATGCTCCAACTAAAGTTCCGCATATTATAACTATACTTGCTGATGGTCTTAAATATGACACGTTTATAGTTGATAAAGAAATAAATTTTATGGATAGTATAATTAAATTAATTACTGAATTATAAGGAGAATTATATGAAAAAAGAATTAAATTTTACACCAGGTGGTGCACAACCTCAAGCTCAACCCGCAATGAATATTGATCTTACTTCATTGCCAAATCTTCGTTGCCCACATTGTAATAATCAAGTGTTCCAACAATTATTTATTGCTAAACGAGTGAGCGCTTTACAATCACCTCAAGGTAAAGAGGGTGTAGCACCAATGCAAATTTTTGCTTGTACAGAATGTGGTGCTGTTCCTGTTGAGTTTGGTGGTTCTTTAGTAGAACAAGATGACAAAAAAGAGAAAGAAAGTAAGAAGGATGGAAAATAAATTTTTTGATTTCGATGATAATATAGATGTTGAAATAGAAGAAGATAAACCATTAAGAAAAGATAAAACTGAAAAAATTAAAACAAAAGATTTATTTAGTCATTTAAAAGCAATTACGGAACTTGAATATGACCCCAATTATTTTGATGAATTAAATGAAAGTGATAAAAAAACATTTTCAGTTTATATGATTAATCGTTTTTTGTCTATGTATATAGATACAAAAACTAATAAACCTGAATGGTTATCAACAGTAAATTATTTTCAACAATATACACAAGTTATTTCTCCTAAAGAAGCATACAAGTTTTATGCTAACATTATTCCAAAAAGCAGAGTTTTTCTTAAATATATTAAAGGTAAAACAGAAACTAAATATAATAGCGAATTAATTGATATAGTGTGTCAATATTATCAAGTTTCATTAAAGGAAGCCGTTGAATATCTTGGTATATTTTATATTATTTCCGGGGGGATTGAACAGGTTAAGGAGTTATGTAGGATGTATGGTCGAGACGAAAAAGAAATTAAAAAATTAATTAACGTATAGGGAGAAAGTTATGGAGACAACAAATCAACCATTTATGCTTAAATTAGAAATTAATAGTAATAAAAAAGAAAGAGAAATTATAGATAAACTTACTGAAAAATATCCTGAAACTATTAATGGATTTAAAAATTATATGATTGAAGAATTTGTTAAATTTTGTAAAAAGCAATATGATTATGGCCATAGTAATATTGCTGTTGGAACACAATTAAAAACTGATAAAGAAATAATGATTAGTCTTAAAGGAATTTGGTTTCGGATGAATGATAAAATTCAACGACTTTTTAATATTATTTTGATTAGAGATTCTTTAGAAACAACTAACGAATCTGTTGAAGATGCATGGCTAGATTTATCAGTTTACAGTAAAATATGTAGGTTAGTAAAAGATAAAAAGTGGGGAAAATAATATTATGGTAAGAGTATCATATTCACAATATTCTATGTGGAATCAATGCCCATACAAATGGAAATTATCATATATTGATAAAATAAAAGATATATCATCAAATATATACATGATATTTGGAAATGCAATGCATTATGTAATACAGATTTATCTTACTGCTCTTTATTCAAATGGAGCATCTTTTGCTGATCAATTAGAATTAAAAGAATTATTAAAAGAAGAATTGGGCAAGGAGTATCGAAAAGAAAAAGAAAAATACAGAACGGATTTTTTGTCAAAACTTAATGAGGGTGAAGAATGTGCAACGAAAACGATAGACAGAGCATTTGATAAAATTATTTCTAAACAAGAAATGATTGAATTTTATTATGATGGTGAAAAGATAATTGATTGGTTTTCAAAAAATCGTCGTGAACTTTTTAATTCAGTTGAAGAAGAACTTGTTGGAATTGAATTTCCTCTTGAAAAGGAACTTAAAAATGGTATTAAATTTATTGCTTTTATAGATGTATTATTACGAAATAAAAAAACCAGAAAACTTCGTATAATTGATTTGAAAGCAACAACAAAAGGTTGGGGCTCGTATAAAAAGAATGACTCTAACACAACTGATCAAGTGGTTCTTTATAAAGGTTTTTATGCTAAACGATATAAATTAGATGTAAAAAATATTGAGGCTGAATTTATGATTATGAAAAGAAAATTATATGAAGATATTCCATACAAACAAAAAAGAATTATTAAATTTGTACCAGCATCTGGGAAACCAACAGTTAATAAAGTATTAACAAGGTTTGATGCTTTTGTAGACTCATGTTTTGATAATAATGGAAAACATAAAACTGATAATATATTTCCAAAAATTGCGACTGAAAGTAATTGTAGATTTTGTCCATTTGATGAACGCCCTGAACTGTGCGACAAGAAAAATTAGGTAATACATTAAAATGAAAAAATGAAAATAAAAAGAATAAAATGTCGGGAGAAATAAAATGAATGAGATTAGATTTGACCTTGAAGATATAGTCAGTGCTAATTTAGTTGATGATATTTTATGTTCAATTAATATGATGAGCGAAAAAATATCGTTAAAAAAAGTGAAGTTTTGGTATAACGGTAAATTTACTGATAAACAAATTGGTGGTTTTAGAGTTTTATTTAAGAAATCAATAAAAAGTGATATTCCATTTAATATTACGAAAAAAAATCCTCAAAGTGAATTTGTTTGGTTTGATGTTATTAGCGACATAAAATCAAAGGGTTCTCAATGTAGATTTTCATATGTATATCCATCAAACAAAAAATCTGAAATGTTAAACGGTATACATAATTATTTTAATATTGCTTCTTATATTGAAAAGGCTAATCAAGGAGCGCGGGTATATTATAAACCAAAGGAAAACCAAAAATGAAAATTGGAATAGTCGGTTCTCGAAAATTTCAAAGTTATAGTAGTGTTCGTAAAGTTGTTTATGAATTAATTAAACGTTTCGGAAAAGAAAATCTTGAAATAGTTAGCGGAGAACAACCAAAAGGAGCCGATGGGTTTGCTAAACGAGCAGCTTTGGAGTTTGGTGTTGAATATGTTTCATTCCCTCCTGCTCATTATTCCTATAATCAATACTGTATTAAAGACGTTCATCATTATGGAAAACCATATCGTCCATATTATTTTTTTCAACGAAATACAGAAATAGCCGAATACAGTGATTATATAATTGCTTTTGTTCCTCTTGGAATTAAATTAGAGGACAGTCATGGAACAAATGATACCTGCGAAAAGGCTAAAAAATTAGGTAAAAAAGTTCTAGTATTTCATTAAAATCAGAAAGGAATAATTATGAAACGAAGAAATGTTTTTAAATTATTGGGAGTATTGGGAATTGCTCCATTATCTGTATTTTCATCTCAACATAAAAGAATATATATTGAAAAAATAAGAGACATGTCATCCAGTACAGAATTACTTATGAATTATTTTCAAATAAGAGTCAATGAAATATATGCTGAAGTTGGAGCCCAAAAAACAAATTTCATAAGAATTGATAGAAAATGGTTATTATAGGAGGAAAGTATGCGTTTAAAAAAAGGATTGAAATTGCCAAATGGCTATACAATAGACCATGTTAATGCTGGTGCTGTATATTATAAAGAGGGTGGGAAGGGATATGAAATAAACGTTAAGAAATTAGTTAAACAAGAAAAGGATATATTGAAAATTGCACTGAAAATTGGAGCAGAGGAATTATTTAATGTATTGAATGCAGCTCGCCAATCTTCTGGTGAAAAAATAACAGCAGTAAAATATATGTCAGACAGCAAATTTGATAATCCGGGAGAATGGATTACAAAAAAAGTAAATGATTGGATGAAAAATGCAATTGATTTCATAGAAGAAAAAAAAATTGTAGAGGAGAACAATGAGAGGTTAAAGGAACGCATGAAAAAATATGAAATGTGAGAGGAATAAAAAATATGATTAAAGAAATACAGGGTGATGTATTAAAAGAATTGGTGGAGGTTTTAGATGATTGAAGAAATACAAGGTGATGTATTTAAGGCGAAAGAACAAGTTTTAATTCATGGCTGCAATTGTTATTGCACTTGGGGTGCTGGGGTTGCTAAAACTATGTTAAGATTATATCCATATGCATTTGAGCAAGATTTTTTAACTCGTCGCGGAAGTAAAGATAAGTTAGGAACATATACCTCTTGGACTGGAAAACATTATTATTATGACCAAGATATAACTGTCGTAAATTTATATTCACAATGGGATTTGTGGTCGCGACATAATCCAAAAGATGTATATGCTGACTATGATGCCATTAGAGAAGGACTTGAGGCTGTTGAATTTGTGTTTCGAGGAGCAACTTTTGCTATGCCAAGAATCGGTGCTGGTCTTGCTGGTGGAGATTGGGCGACAATAAAAGAAATAATTGAAGATGTTTTTACTGGTCATAGAAAAGGCGAAACAGTAAAGATTTATTATTTATAACTAAAATAAATTTATAGGAGCAGAACATGAAACTTTTTTATTTTAATCCAAATACCTACGGTGGAGAATTTTTTGTAATGTCAAAATCAAAAGAAAGTGCATTAGAAAATTTAAAGAAATATCTAAAGGAAGAAAGTGTGAAAGAAGGCGAAAATGAAGATTGGTATAAAGAGGAATATGGTTATTGGAAAGATGCAACTATGGATTCACTACCTTTTAAATATACCATTGAAGAATACGAAGAAGGTAAAATAATAGAAAGTGAAATTGCATAATAAAAAGAATAATTTTTATGAAAAAACAATTATCAAATGAGTTTATTAGTGAAACAAAAAATTGGTTGGGCGACAATGGAATTAAACATTTTACGGAGATAAAAGATAAACATGGCGAAATAGCCGCTGTTTGGAATTCTAATGGTATTTCGTATATAGTTCATTTTCATGAAGGAATGAGAGTACGAAATTTTATGAGAAATTCTGGATTTTGCGTCGACTGGAATGACCACGATTTTGATAATAATTGGGTAAATTTAATTGAAGAATGCATAAAATGAT